TCCTCTACTTTTCTGGCTGAAACATTATCTATAAAAAATAGCCATCTATTTTTGCGTTTAAAACAAACTTTTGGATCATTGAGTGCTCCATCTCCATAATCCCATCCCATTGGTCTTCCCATAATACTTTATTTAGTATAAATATAAAAAAAAATGCAAGATTGCGAACAATCTTGCATTTTTTTATGGTTGATTTTATTTGCAGCCAACCGGTGTGCATGGATCAAACTTTTTCATGCAACCCTCGGCTGATGGGTTATACTGTACTTCCGAATATCTTAGTGTAACTTCAACTGTAGCCTCATCACTACTAGAGTAATCAAGCTCACCAAAGCTAATAGACTGTGGCCAAACGTGACCTAAAACCCACTGCTCTAAAACTTCTCCGCTGCCATCGTACATATTTAATGTAGCCGTGCCAGCATATCCACCCGGACCGCTGATCCCGGCGCCAGCCAAGAGAGCTGTCCCCAGTGGCGCAGCTGCGGGTCCATATCCACCTCTGACTGAAGATTGATATAAGTCTACGTTTGAATGAAAAGCATATACTCCACTTAACCATTTGTACAGATTTGTTATATCATTCTTGCCCTGAGTGCTGCCCTTTTCCAGTACATCATAAAAAGTTACGGAGGTTGTCTGCCAAGAAGCTTTTCCTGGTATCCACATTTTTCCATGTAAATAATTTATTTCTGTATCATCTATATCTAATTGCGGTCTATTTGCGACTTTAACCACAGTAGCTGGAATGTCGCCGCAGGATGTAGCTAGAGAAAATGTCCATCTATATTTACGTTTGAATATAGTGTTTGCTCCCGCCAGAATCCCTAACCCCATAGGTTGTGCCATATTAAATTCTCCTTATGTTAAAAATATTATACAGTCTCGGCAAAACTTCCGGTTCTGTGTATGCTGAATTCAAGGAATATAAATTCTGCTGAACGTACAGGTTGTATTCCTATTCTTGCTCTAAATTCATTTCTATCTATTACATCGGGAGTATTAAGTTCAGTATCAGCCTTAATTTGATAAGCTGTTATTCCTCTTCCAACCTTTATACTATCTAATATTCCTGATGCTATATTTGTGAATCTTTGTCTGAATATATCGTCATTTGGTTCAAATATAAGCGATCTACTTGCTGTTCTCAATCTTTTTTCAACCGTAAGCATAAGTCTTCTTACATTGACTCTATCGAGAGCAGTTGGCTTTCTTTGAAGTGTTTTTTGACCGAATATTACGAATCCACCTATATCAACAAACTGAATAATTGGATTAACGCAATTTCTATTTCCATACATTAGATCTCTTTCTTCTAATGTTGGACGATCATAAACATCCAATATATTGTTGACAGTTCCTCTGTTTATACCAGCAGGAGCAAACCAAGGAGCAGCCAAGCTGTCTGACTGAGCTATTGTCGCCATAACAGCACCGCTTGGTGGAACCCAAACGTCAAGTAGATTATGAGTATCTCTAATCTTAACCCATGGCCAATACAGTGCAGCAAAATCGCTATCAAATCTATATGGATTTAATGGATGTGATCCATTTTGCCATTGAACTATTTCTTTTACCGTGAGTCCAAATGGAGGATCAATTATAGCCATACAATCCATTCTAACCATTTGACAAAGATCAATTAGAGCCTGAACAACATTTGTGCTGCTGTGACCTGGAGCAGCAATTAGATCTATATCAATTTGCTCTGGTTCGCTAAGAGAATAAATACCAGTATAACCCAAAGCACTACCAATGATTAGATCGTCTTGCTTTTCTGGGTCTGAAGGTATTCCGTCCGCACCACCAGTCAGAGAATAAACTCCACTTAAAGGTGAGTATGTGCTTGAATTTAGTGGAGGTGAGCTTACATCAGTAGCATCAACCACTCTAATATAATCGGACACCTGAGCCAGATAAGATTCAACATAGTAGCTGCTTGCAGGATCTTTGGTTAAATTGCCCCAAGATTCCACTTGAACTCCATTGCTATAAACCTCCATGGCGAAATTGTTTTCATAAGAATTATTCTTAATCTTAACCTGTGTTCTATTTCCCTCAATTCCAGGAGAATCGGCATAAACTGTAAAAGTTACCTGACTCATTCCAACATTGTCAGATCCTACAATAATTCCACCAACATTTGAATCTGAGTTGGAGATAGATCCGTTAACAGCAACAGCACTTGATTGAACTGGGCTGTCACCCATTGCTGTTGATGTGCTCATTCCAAAAACTTCTATTGCCGCCCCCGCAGCCTTAACTCTAAGTCTGGCATCTCGTCCATAATGCTTGGTGTTAAAAGCAAGGTAGTGTTTAGGATCTTGTTCGGTAGACAACATTGCACTTGCTTCCCAGCCACCAGGAAGAGTTCCTGTTGTCAAACCACCTTCATCAGATATTCTTTGGTTGTTTATTGATTCAACAATATCGCTTAGAGACACATCTGCCATTCCATCAAACTCCGACAGATCAATGACTTGAACTACATTGTCAATTAAAGGACTGTCTGTTCCATCCAAAACAAGCTGAATGTTTAATCCAGTCATTCCACTGAAATTAAACATCTCGTCTTCATCAGGTTCTGCTGTTCCACTATAACCGTATTTTGAAGCAACAAGTTCTGCTTGTGTCATGCCTGTACCGAGCCCGGTAACGACACCAGCGCCATATATTGAATCTTTTACAGAAACAAACTCCAGACTTGAGTTTGGACCATAAGCCCAAACTGTTTTTACGCCAATGTAAGTATCCATTCCAATTGTTTCTGCAAAGAATACAATTCCATCGTTCACAGTGTCTATTTGATCATTCAAAGCAGTTGCTAATTCGCTGGCACTATAAGTATCAGCAGCTACAACAAGTGTTTTTGAGGATAGAACTGTGTTGAGTCTCCATCTGAAGAATGAGCCATAAATTGCAGTAAATGTATAAGGACCAGCTAATTTTGAAATTACTTCAACAACAGAACCGGCACTTGGAACATCAACATAAGCAGATTCAGCTCTTTCATTGCTAACAGCTTCTTCATCTGCAACTCTGACTATATAAAGTTCATTGGCTGTGTTTAGATATTGTTCAGCAGCATAAATTAAAAAGGGATCACTAACATCTGGGTGTGGGTATCCAAAAGTTGTGTAAAGCTGTCTTCTGGTAGAAATTAGTGTGGGTACGTTAATCGGACCCTTGCTAGCAAATCCTACCAAAGCACCTCTGTGGAAAGATTGGTTGGGAGCTATAAAGCTCAAATCCTTCTCAGCTATTCTAACGCTTGGACTTATTGTATTGGAAGGTGGAAATCCCCTTAAAATTGCCATTTTTTATTCTCCCTTTGTATCTAAATTTTCTTAGTAGTAATTAATCCTTTTTTCTCTGCCCTAAGTATATAGTCAGTTGATCTCTCTTCTTCGAGCAAAAAAATATTTTTTCCTGAACCAACTCCTGGTACATTTAAAACTGTAAATGTACGGGGCGTCCTTCTTGACAAAACAACTAGTTGCATAGGAAATTTATTTCTGTTTGTTATCTCTAACACTTCATCTCCTTAACTGTTTCCTCAATTCGACCCACAATCGCATCTATCTCTTCTTCTATCAAGCCATCTGTCAATTCTATCTTTGTAGACAGAACAGACTTCTTCCTGACAATCGGTTGAGGTATATAAGATTCTGCAGTAAGATTGAATTGAAATTTCACAACCCTAACTGCTTGATCACCTGGTTCTATCTCAAGATTATTAGCAATTGAATCTAATTTTACTTGAGTTTCCCAGGTCACACCTCTAACCTTTATATATGCAACAGGACTAAATTTTAAAATAATTTGCTCTAATATTTGATTCATATCCTCAATATACATAGTCCAAGCATATAAACTATAAGAAATATCTATCGGTATACCCCTGGATGTTCCAAATATTGTATCTCTTTGATATTTCTCACTATACGCATCAGGCTTTCCATCTGCTCTTCTCGGGTAATTAATAGCCTTGTGATATATGTATCTTGATTGATTAAATTGATAATCTTGGCTATGTATAGCCATTATTGGAAGTCTAATTCTATCAACAACTAAAGAATTATCTTTTCTTACATTATCTTGAAGTATTGCTGCTACTGCTT